GCCCTGATATTCCTGCTGCCATGACACAGAGTCCGAAAGGGACGTTGTGACATAGTTGAGAGTGGTGTCAAAGCCATCGTATTTGATGTATGGCCCCCGCACGTAGCTAAGCCCACCGGGCCCAGTGTTCGTGCTGCTCTCATTGATGCCGGGCTGCATGGTGGTTGCGCCGCCCGTGCCCGTGCCTGTAAAGCCACTGATAACTTTGAATCTGCGAGCCCCACCCTGGCCCCTTAGACGCGGCGTACAGTTACGCAACGGCGTAGGACGCGGGGTCAAAAGCTTCGCGGGAGCCTCCAAGTCAAATGGGAGGAGCCCGGTCGGAATGGGATTTGTACTTTATTGTTACCTCTCGTAAGAGCGGGCCGAGTCATTTCTGCTCGGCTCTTACGGTCTCCCGTAAGAACGGATCATACCTTATCCTATCTTAGCAACTAAATAGGTTCCGTGATCTGATCTCTGAGCCTTCTCCGTAGGCATCGCGCCCTTAGGAGCTTCGGTTGCTGATTTTCCCATAATAGCATTTTCTCAAGCATTCGCGCTCATCTTTTCAGATCACGCTGTAGCAATGCCACCTTCGGGACGTTCCAGCAATTTCCACGGTTTTCATCTACGTATCGCTACGCAGCGCCCCTAGCAAAAAGGGTCCATTCCTTCGACAGATTCTCAAAGTCCGCGGTACCCATCGACTTGGCCATCTCATACTCCGAGATCGCCTTCGACACCTGGGCACTACGGGCGATGTTGCGAGCGACAGGCACCACTTGGCGCATGTCACCATAAGGGCTACGGACCATTCCGGTGGCGACATCGCCGGGCGCAGCGCGCACGAACTCCGTCTCACCATTCAGACCGGCAATCGTAGCCTTGGTCATTTCCTCTACAAACGCGGCGTGTTCGTCACGAATCTGGACAGCGGACTTGAAAGCCTCGTTGCCCCGTCGCTTAGCAAGTTCCCCCGGATCGGTGGAACCATCGAACAGGAGCCGCGCGTTAGGAACTCCTGCCATCAGGAATCCTTTCGTTAGGCGAGTTCCGCGCGCTTGGCACGCAATTCAGCCAGCCTTACGCGTGAACCCTCACGGATATCACGATCGGACGTAGACTTCACGATCTCCTCAAGTCGGGTGATCTGGACGTCCAGTCCGTCTTTCTCGGCACTAGCCTTCAGTGCCTCAGTGGGCCTCGTGCGCACAATGGGAGATGGCGCCGCCATCTTCTCGACCGTCGCGAGACGCTCCTCTAGAGCTGTGACTGCCGATACGGCCTGTGTCTTGCTCTCTTCGAGTGCCTTCGCAATAGCTGCTTGCTTTTTGGCCTGCTTCTCTGCACGTCGCGCAGTCTTGAGTGCCTTAGCGGCATTCTTACGCTGCGTCCGTGCTTCGATCTGTTCGGGGGTACGCACACTCTTGGCGCCTCCCGTGGCGTTGATCGTTCCCGACGCGCTGGTATTGGTACCCTGCGCCTCTTCGTCAACCAACTTCTTGTCCTTACGCTTGGGATGCTTGCGATTGGACTTGCGATTGGCTCGCTTAGAATCCTTATCCGCATCTCGCTCTTCGCGTGCGCTCATACCACGAGCCATCTTCTTCATCTGCTTGGTCGTCTCCTTGGATAGGACCCGGACGAGCTTCTTATCGCGCGATCCGAGCACTTTATCAAGCTCGTCAACAGTCATTTCTTCAATCTCCTTAGAGAGTTGGGCTTTGTTCGCAGCAGCAATGAACCGTTCAGCGGGCGACTTGCCCTTCTTTTTGGTCGGTGCCTTATACGATGGGTCGTCAGGACCCAATAGGTTGGTAATGTGGTCACGCACGGCAGCCAGCGCCCCCACGGTCTTCAAAGAAAGGCGTCTGCCCGCCTTGGTCACATCTCCGGTGCTCTTGGCGGCCGAAAGTCCTTCGTGGAACGCCATCTGCGCCATGATGCCGAGCGCGTGGGACACGTCACACATTGCCTGCTCTGCGGCCATGGTGTCGAACACGTCGTTGCCTTCACCAGCGGCGACCTCGATTGCTTCACGCTCCGCAAACGTGCGAATCAACTCGGACGCGTGCATGAGGGTCAGTGCGGCATCCTTGGCCGTGGCAGCGTCAACTCCCTCCCACTCTGGTGAGCCGGGATCCTTGGACGCGTCTCCATCGCCATGCTCGCTCATGCCGGTCAGCGCCGGATTCTTGCCGCTCACTGAAGCTCCCTTGGCCTTGATGGCCTTCTGTGTCTTCTTCCGATCCGTGGGAGGCAGTGGGAAGCCCTTGCGCTTGGCAATGCGCAAGATGTTCCGGCGCAGCGTAGCCTCGTCGTAGTTCTTCGGCCCTGCCCGCCCAATGGACATCAACGCATCGGACACGTCGCCGGGACTCACGATCGGGAAGCTCCGGTTTTTACCGGCGAAGTCCCGAGCCGGGATCTTGTCCCTATCCACGCCGCCACCGACGTTGGGGTCAAAATCGCGCTTAGCAAGCTCAGCCTTGTCGATCTTCTCGCGCGGGTCACCCACCTGCATGGCACCACCGAAGCCCTCCCGAACCTCGCCCGTGTTGTAGTGGCCGTCCCGCCCCGTGCCATGGCAGTCCGGGCATTCCTGGTCCGGGTTGACATCGTTACCGACGATGCCCGTTCCCTTGCACGTGGGGCAGTCGTAAGGAGGAGGCACGGGCTTGCCCGAAGGGGCTACGCCCTTCTCCTTGTTCATCGCCGCCAGGTAGGCGCTCGCAGACTCTCCGACCATCGGCGCTTTCCCGGTGGCGAAACACGTGGGGCATCGCACGCCATCTTTGTGCCCGTGGCCAGCACAGGACTTGCACAACGGACGCACGGTGACTTCTGGCTGCTGACTTGCGAGAGCGTCGCCCAGAGTGGTCACGGTCTCTTGGACTTCCCCGTCAAGGGCCTTGAGCATGAGAATCGGAAAGCCGTTGGCCCCTTTGCCAACTCCATCCACACGCGTGGGCTCAAACTCAGAGATCTCCGTAATGACCACATCGTCGGTTTCAACTTCCATGTACCTAGCTCCTCAGTCCGGCGACGCTGGTCGCATCGGGCACTCGGCGCTTCGCCCGCCCCTGGGGGGACACGCCACCGATCAGTCCTTGCTTGACGAGGGGCCAACTCTCCTCGTTCCAGATGATTCCCATCAGCCAGTCGCCAGCAGTAATGGTCTGTTGACTACCGTCTTGGGCTTTGACGACCCAGTCTGGCCCACGATAGATATACGACTCACAGACGTCCCCGCTACCCTCCGTGCCCTGCTCGTGCCAGAGACCCACCTTGGGAGATTTGCGCAGGTAACTCCACGCCGCCTTTTCGACTGCCAAAGGACCGGCGAAATCACGAAAGCCGTCTTGGGCCACGCCAACATCCGGCTTGTTGGCCGGGTAAGCAACCGTCAGTGTGTACCGCTGTTCGGCATCAGACTTGACCACCACTCCGCTGACCCCGACCGCCTTGGCAGAGTATTCGTGTTCATGGGCCACAAGGTCCGCACACGCCTTGGCGAGATTCTTGGTCACCTTCTCAAGCGACAGCCCCGTCGCTGCCGCCGATCCCTCGACATTGAGAGTGGTGATCTTGCGAATGTCCCCATGACACGAATCGAAGTCTCCACAATTGCACACCATGCACATAGGCGTTGCCTTTCAAAGAAACCCGCGCCAGGGATCAACGACCGGCTTCATAATGGGACGGTCGGTCCCTGTGGAGGTGGCCCCAATGCCTTCCGGCCGAGCACGTCCTCACCGTTGGTAGCACGCCGTGATTCGCTGTGATCGAACCTGGCGCGGGAAAAGTATGTAGAAATGCAAAGGCGGGAAGCGGGGTCCTACCCCTTGATCTTGCTTGCCCACGGGACGAGGACAAGAGGCACACCGGCGGCCACCGCAGACCGAGCGTTCGCAACGCTGTTGTCAATCAAGATGTCAACGTGGTGTTTCATGCACCACTTCGCCTTGGCAATGTGGATGGGACCACCAGCGTGTCCAAGGACCGTCATGTCATCCCATGAGGCACCGCACCCGATGCGATTGAGGTAATCAGCCTTGATGTGAAAATCTCGGACGGTGACCTTTTTCTTGGCCATTCCGGTCAGGATGCTGACTGTATTGCCGGCCGCCTTGAGTGCAATCATCAGTGTCTGTAGCTCAGCGGGCGCTGCGTCCAGCGTCCCGTCCACGTCGATAGCAACACGCATGAGTAGGTGCTCCTCGGACTAAGCCCACGAGTGCGGGGTGGGCATACAACGACAGTTGGGATGGACCGGAAACAAGATTGGCGCTCCTACGATGTAGGGGCTGCCCTGCTCTCGTTCCACACATGCCGGGCACGGATCCTTTTCGGCCACCCAGTCCCATTGGTCTAGGCCGTGACGCTCGTAGACAGCGAGGATCGCCATCGACAGTGCAGCAGTCGTTTCCGTCCGAGCGATAACTTCCGAGCGCAAGACGTCGCAGGCGATCTCACGCATCGACGCCTCAATCGTGGCGTTGTCGTGCCCGTCAGCTAGTCCCTGCGCCAGAACATGTCCCATGCGACTGATCGCACTTTCAGTGACTTCTGCCACGACAACGGGAACATCCACCACCGTGCTCGGACCGCCGAGTGGCGCGAACGCGTCAATGTCGCCAGCGTGCCACTCGTTCCATTGGACCGCCTGGGCGGCTTGCTCGATCTCGCTTACTGGATCAGGAGATCCCAGTTGCCGCAGTCCGGTTGCAGTCCCGGCAACGGCAGCGTCAGAAAGGACGGCCCGGATCGTGTGGGCAATGGCGTCCTGATCGAAGTGCACGTGGTCGGTCACTGCTGCAATCGCCACTGCCACATGGCTAGCATCGTCCCCGGGGGAACGTCCCGCGCCTGGCGCAGTCGAGGCGCCCGTCGCATCAAGAAAGCCGCCAGCGATACCAAATCCAGTATCAGACACGGATGGCAGTCCTTGCTGCGTCGATAGCAGCGTCGATGCCTTCGATGTTGCGCATGGCATCAGCAATCAGGGGGGCGTGGGCGTTTGTCACGAGATTATGCAGGCGATCCGCCAGGGCTAACTGCTCGCTCAGCCCGGTTTGTGGCCGGGCTTCCGCTTTTCCCAAGTCACCGAGTCCCTTTTTGACGTGCCCCAGGAGCGCCCACTCGCTCGACTGCATCTCGACACGGAGAGCAGGGTTGGCCACCATGTCGGCCACGTCCCACCACGCTACGTTCTCAACTTCCTGGTCCCCGCTGCCGTCCAGGGAACTCCGCGCCTTGCCCATTTTGATATCTGATTCGTGGGCAATCATGTAGACAAAGCACTTGTACCCGTTGGTCGTGGTCCAAGACCCAACCCAGTCGCCTTTGGGCAACTTGATTCCAGTCTCTTCTCGGAACTCACGGGTCGCTGCCTGTTTCGGCTTGTCGCCAGGATCAAGGCGCCCACCAGGATATTCCCAGAGGCCAGCGGCGTGCGAGTGGTTGTCGACGGCCCGTTGGACAAGCAGGACCCTCCGGGTGTCCTCGGCCTTGAGCGCAATTCCAGCGGCAGTCACCTTGTACGAGGCCCTCTTGATAGCATCGAGATCACCCGCACGCCCTGCATCGTTGAGTGACTTGGCGATCTCGGGGTCGATCGCCCGGAAGTCGAAGTCTCGCCACGTTCCTCGATCCACCCGGGCCTTGGCGAACTTGGCGAACGCCATCAGCTCCTTGACGGAGTACGCTCCACCATCTGATTGCGCAGACAGGTTCGCGCCCCCTACCTTCGGCGTAGAACGTGGAGTCTTGGCATCCTTGCGGGGCTTATGCGGCTTATCGTGCGTGCCGGTCGCAGAGAGCGGACCCGGCTTGCGTCCCGTCGGTCGAACCTTCGGGTCTGCGGGCTGGTCTAGCCGAGAGGACCGCTGACGGCCAGCTGATGGCGGCTTCCCGGTCGTCTCGATCTGTTCTTCCTGTGCAGCGTCACTTTGCTCCAAAATAGCAAGTTGAGCGTCCTGGGCGGCAAGCTGACCGGTGAGGAACGTCACGCCCGTTGCTGTTGTGACGCCCAGCTCGTCCGCCTCGGCTTCCGTGACCAGGGGGATGCCTCGCTCGGCCCGAACCTCGTTACGGGTTCGGATGCCGTTGTTGACATCGCTGGCATCTTTTTGGGCTTGGGTTAGGCTGGCGTCATCATCGTTGGCGCTCCGGGCCACTATCGTGATCTCCGGGCCAATGCCCATAAATCGACGAGCAAGGTCGTTGATGCAGTCCACTAAGAAGTTGACCAGGGCGTCCAGGGCGAACTTGTCGGCCAAGTCCATGGTGTGCGTGTTGAACGCACCGCTCTGCATATCAGTCAGATTCTGGGGAATGCCCATCTGACTCTGCGGGACGCCAAACTTCGAGGCGATCTGCATGACAAGCCACTGATCGTACTCGGACTTGTACAACTCGGCCATTTCGGTCATCTGCGTGGCCGTCATGCCGGGACGCAGCATCATCAACTGCTGCCGGCGCTGGGTCTGGCCGGACCACTGATCGTTCAAGGCGTTCTGATAGTACGCCATCTGCTCAGGCGTCCAGTTCTCGGTGCCGGCCGTATTGACGATCAGGCGCGGCGTGACGCCGTGACTCCACTCTGCGTGCATCCATTCCTGGCGCTGTTGGTAGAGCGTGGCGTAGTTGATTGACTCCTCGACAGCGGAAATGCCGTAGGGGGAGTGCAGATGAGGCCTACGAATGTAATACGCCAACTGGTCTTGGCGATACCCATCCGGGATGGTACCGTCACCATATTCTTCAGCCTGGAACTCCCCGCGAGGGAAACCGTAGAGGATCTGCTGGTAAGCCGGGGCTGGCGGCTGCGGCAAAAAGCCCTGGTTATCTAATAGCACCTTGATCGTGGATGTGTCCAACGGCGAAAGCGAGTGCAGCTTGCCGTCCAGTGTGTAGGTGGGGTAGATCACGATCCCGTCGTAGACGAGGTGCGACCACACCAGGGTGGTCATCCACTGCACGAAGGTATAGCCCATGCGCTCGTCGGGGCGAGCGAAAAACGACTGGACACGAGCCAACTCGTCGCCGTACTTCTCCCGGGCGAGAACGGTCGCCTTGGCGCTGTTGGGCTCGTCGTGCTCCGTGCGGATCTGGTTGATGATCTGCGGCGAGAACCCCCAAGACCATCGCATACCGCACACCGCATCTTGGATCAGATCAATACATCGAGTGACCACATCCACCTTGGTGGCGATGCTCCGCAAAAGCGCCCACGGAACTTCACGGTCAATGAGCTGGATGTTCCAGGTGACGGGGTACTGGTAGCGCCGTGGATCCGCACGACCGTCCGGACGCAACGGATCCAGGGCGTC